CAGGGCAGGCCGAGCCAGTTCTACTTTGACCGTCAGATCCAGCCGGTGATCACGCTGTGGCAGCCGCCCGAGAACTCGACGGACATTTTGGTGTTCTACTATGTCCGTCGCATCCAAGATGCGGACACGCTGGTCAACACGACCGACATGCCTTTTCGGTTCTACCCCTGCATGGTTGCGGGGCTCGCGTACTATCTTGCGATGAAGCGCGCTCCGGAACGGTTGCAAATCCTTAAGGCGGTGTATGAGGAAGAGTTCATGCGCGCGGCGGAAGAGGACGAGGACCGAGTTCCGCTGAAGCTTCAGCCGAGCGCGCAGTACCTGAGGGTGTAATGACCTACGCCAGTGGACGACACGCATGGGGTGTATCTGACCGGTCTGGTTTCCGGTACCGCTTGCGTGAGATGAAGAAGGAGTGGACGGGTGCGCTGGTTGGGCCGGATGAGTTCGACCCGAAGCACCCGCAGCTATTCCCGCCGAAGCCCGGGCCGGATCCGCAGGCTCTGCGGAACCCGCGCCCGGAGATCGATCTGGTTGAGCAGCGGGATGTGCAGTGGAGTTGGAATCCGGTTGGGGGGCCCCCTACTAACGGCTTCAACCCGCCCAACAGGCTTGTTTCGACGGGACAGGTAGGGTCAGTGACGGTGGTGACGACATGAGCTTTACCTATGCGCAGCTGAAGCAGGCCATTCAGGACTACACGCAGAACACGGAGACGACCTTCGTGAATAACCTGCCGCTGTTCATTCGGCTGGCGGAAGAGCGGATCCTGAAGAATGTCCAGTTGAACCTGTTCCGCAAGAACGCGACGGCGAACGCGACGGCGTCGAACAAGTATCTGGCATGCCCGCCGGACTTTCTTGCGCCGTTCTCCCTGTCCTACGAGGTCAACGGCTCAAAGACCTTCATCGAGTTCAAGGACGTCTCGTTCCTGCAGACGTACACGCCGGATGACACGACCACTGGAACGCCTCGGTACTATGGGCAGTTTGACGTAGACAACTTCATTCTGGCTCCGACGCCTGCGTCGAACTATGTAATGGAGTTGCATTACTTTTACCGGCCTGCGAGCTTGACGGCGGGCGCCGAGAGCGGCACGACGTGGTTGAGTATCAACGCTGAGTTGACGATGCTCTATGGCACTTTGGTTGAGGCATACATCTTCATGAAGGGCGAGCAGGACGTCATGGCGATGTACAACCAGAAGTTTCAAGAATCGCTGGTCGGCATCAAGATGCTGGGCGAGGCGAAAGAGACGACGGAAGAGTATCGGGTAGGCAAGGTTGTGAGGACAAAACAATGACGGTAATCCGTATGCCGAATGGATCAGAGTGGGCACCCGCAACGAGCGTGGGCTTGGTTCACTGCGCTAGCTGCGGCAACGCTGTGGACACGCCAGAAGAAGAGGCAACGTACCCTGATGGTAACTGCCCTGACTGCGGCAACTCTTGGACTGGGTCGGAGAACAAAGGGGTTCGGATTACCGTGACGGCACCCAAACAGTTGAGTGGATCGACGCTGTGATAGCCGCTCTTAATCTCGATCTTCCCGACGACTTCAATGTTATGGTGCGTACCACGCATAAGCGCGGTTTTACGCCGGAAGATCTTGCGCAGCAGTGCGCGGACAAGATCGTCAGCATCTCTGATACGGCACCTCAAGAGATCCGGGATCAGGCATATGCTTTCAGAAAGCGTGTGGAACAGGTGGTTCTTCTCTACCTGAAGCAAGCGGTTCACAGTGACCGGACAACTGTGTATAATGCGATCACCGATGCAGGCCAGCCGGGGCTTGCGGAACTCGTAAGGAGACTCTAACATGGCGTTCACTGGGAACTTCATGTGCACGTCCTTCAAGAAGGAGCTTCTTCAGGGCGTTCACAACTTCACTGCCTCGACTGGCGACAGCTTCAAGCTTGCGCTGTACACGAACTCTGCTTCGTTTACGGCGGCGACTACGGCATACACCGCGACTAACGAGGTTGGCGCTTCTGGTTCGTACTCGGCTGGCGGCGGCACGCTGACGAACGTCACGCCCACGACGAGTGGCACCACGGCGTTCACGGACTTTGCGGATCTGACGTTCACGTCGGCAACGATCACTGCTCGTGGCGCGCTGATCTACAACGACACCGCCGCTGGCGACCCTTCGGTCGTTGTTCTGGACTTTGGTTCGGACAAGACCTCGACCTCGGGCGATTTTCAGATCGTGTTCCCGACTGCGGATGCGAGCAACGCGATCATTCGGATCGCCTAATAGCCTTGGCCCCGACAAGGGCGTTGCGGGGCTTGCTAGGAGATTCCTGTGGCCGTAACGCTTGCGAACAGAGCCTATATGACGACAGCCACGGTGGGGACCGGGACAGTAGTTCTTGGTTCCCCTCCGGCTGGGTATCAATCTTTCTCTGACGCTGGCATCTCTGATGGTGCCATCGTCCGATACGTCATCGAAAATGGCTATAGCTGGGAGATTGGATCTGGCGTTTACAGCGCAGCAGGTCCTAGCCTCACACGAACGCCATCTGAGAGTAGCAGTGGCGGCACAGCCATCAGCCTGACTGGCAATTCAGTTGTCTATGTCACGCCATCTGCGGCTGACTTGCAGGACCGTGGCTTGGTTCTGTTGCAGAAGTACAGTCAATCGTCATCTAGGCTATTCATCTACGACTTCCCCAGCGATATGCCGTATCGGCGCTTTCGCTTTAGCGTGACTCAATTGGGATCAAGCAGTGTCTACCCGTTATATATAGTACTAAGGTACAACGGTGATGACCTTCCGGGGGCAACATACGAAACGCAATATTCTGTATCAAACACGACGACATCAACAACGTCCTACACGAACGGGCGTGTTTCAACTGGCTTTGTTGATCTTGCGCCATCAACCTACTATGTCAACTCGCTTGACCTTGATCTATACATGCCTTCAAATCCACTGAAGTTTTCTATGCACGGCTCTGGGATTGGCCCATTTCTCTTTGGTAGCAGTACTGTCTACGCCATGAATATTTGGGCAAAGTGTAGCACATTCACAACGTCACCATTTCCTTCTGTAACTGGTTTTGAGTTTAGCACAAACTCCTCAACGTCTATTAGTATAAACTACGAACTCTACGCCTACACTGGATCGGATCATGAGTGATGACTGAGATGGTTATGCATAACGGTGTGGCCCGGCCAATCACCAAGGCGGAGTTGGACAAAATGTCCATGCTTGATGCGTACCGTGCGTCGAGAGTTGGAGAATTTGTCCGTCAGCAACGGAATGCCCTTCTTGCTGAAACCGACTGGCGCTTTCGGTCTGATCTGACGCCATCGCAGGAATGGATCGACTACTGTCAGGCCCTGCGCGACATCCCGCAGCAAGCAGGCTTCCCTGACGATGTGACTTGGCCGAAGAAGCCGGAGTGATGTGACACATGGTTACGCTCGTCAATCGCGCACGGATGAACACTTCCAGCACTGGTACTGGAACCATCACCCTCGGGACTGCTGAAACAGGCTATCAGACGTTTGCCGATGCGGGCGTGACTGACGGGCAGGTCGTCCGCTATGTGATCGAGGATGGAACGGCGTGGGAGATTGGCACCGGCACCTACACGGCGTCTGGCACTACGCTGTCTCGAACCCTGACAGAGAGCAGCACTGGGTCTCTTCTGAACCTGTCTGGGTCTGCGGTGGTGTTCGTTACCGCTGCGGCAGAGGATATTCAACAGCCGCTTGAGTTATATGCTGAGAACCCTTCCAGTCCGACTGCACCATCTGCTACTGGCACAAATTCTGTTGCGATTGGCTCTGAGAGCGCAAGCGCGGGGCTGCGAAGCATTGCGCTAGGTGATGCCTATGCCTCTGGCGCTGATAGTTTTGCAGCGTCTGTTGGAACAAATGCTTCACCATATGGCGCAACAGGAGCAAACAGTGTTGCTATGGGCGGCGGTTTTTCCACAGCATCACTAGGGAGAGCTATATCTATTGGTTACGCAAATGCCTCTAGTGGTGGTAGTAGCGTTTGCCTTGGAACATACCTAACTGCAACAGGATCATACTCTGTATCACTTGGCTACGACAGTGACGCGACCGGCTATGCAAGCGTTGTGCTAGGAAGAAATTGTGTAGCGAGTTCAGTTGGCAGTATTGCGGTTGGATATTATGCAAACTCAAACATTACAAACAAATTTGTGCTTGGCAATGGCGGTTTTGGTCTAACGCTCGGCGCATCACAGTCTGGCACATTTGTTCTTTCGAGATCAACCACATCAACCACTCCAACCGAATTAACTACTACCGGCTCTGCTGCATCCACCACCAACCAAATCATCCTCCCCAACAACTCTGCCTACAGCTTCAGCGGCACGATCATCGCACGGCAGCAGGCATCCGCTGGGTCTGACTACGCGGCGTGGGAGATCAAGGGCGCGCTGCTGCGTGACGCCAATGCTGCATCGACTGTGCTGGGCAACGGGATCAAGAACAAGCTGTATGCCTCGGCTGGTGCCTCTGCTTGGGACATTGCACTTACTGCTGACACGACCAACGGCGGCTTGGCTATCACTGTGACGGGTGCAGCCGCTACAAACATTCGGTGGGTCGCCACTGTGAACACTTCGGAGGTCACTTACTGATGGGTAAGATCGAACTAGATCACACGGGTGCTGGTGGCGGGATTACTCTGTCGAGCGATGGCACTGACCTTTTGCTTGATGGCACTGCTATTGGTGGTGCCCTTGAGTTGTATGCCGAGAACCCGTCTAGCCCGACCGCGCCTAGTGCTACTGGGACTAATGCTGTGGCTATTGGAAATGGATCAACGGCAACAAATACAGATGCTTTTGCAATTGGTAGGCTAACAGATGCTACAGGTAGCGGCTCTATAGCCATTGGGTATAGCGTGGACGCAACTGGTCTTAGGAGTTTGGCTATCGGCGCAGGGACTAACGCCACATCTAGCTATGCATCTGCTATAGGCACAAACTCTGGTAACAACGGTTCTCAAGCCGTCACAGGCGCAGGAGCAATGGCCCTCGGCGGCTCCTACGCCTCTGGCACCGACAGCTTCGCAGCAGCCATAGCCAACAACACCTCAAGCTACGGTGCTACTGGGGCTAACTCTGTGGCGATTGGGCGGCTGGCAAAGGCGACTGGGGATAGTTCCTACGCATTTGGCTCCTCATCCACAGGCAACGTGGCCAGCGGGAATAACAGCTTCGCACAAGGCGTTGGCTCAACGGCTTCGGCTACTTCTTCGATTGCATTTATTGGCGGAACCGCATCTGGATATTCCTCTTTTGTGATAGGAGGTAGTGATAACGGCGTTCAATACCGGCATGTTTTGGGTACCAATGGAAATGTCCAAAGCAGCACTTTCCGCCTTTGGGACGACACAACAGATGCTACTCCAACCGTTATAAGCACGAATGGCAATGCTGCGAGTATAACCACAGCAAACCAAATCATCCTCCCCAACAACTCTGCATACGCCTTCCACGGCACCATCGTAGCCCGTCAAGATGCAGCATCTGGCACAGCCTGTGCTGCATGGAAGATCGAGGGCTTGATCCGCAGGGAAGGATCGGCGGGGACGACAGTGCTGGTCAACTCTGCTACAACTGTTCTCGATAATACCCCCGGCTGGGGCATGGCGCTCTCTGCCGACACGACCAACGGTGGCCTGAAGATCGAGGTCACTGGCGCTGCTGCAACAAACATTCGCTGGGTCGCCACCGTGCATACTAGCGAAGTAACCTACTAAAGGAGGCCAACATGGCTATTCAACTCGACCTGACCAACAGCCAGTACGGAACTCCCTTTGCTGGCGCTTACTTCCGCATCGTCACTGCGGCTGTCTCTCGTATGCGCGAGGGTGGCCCCAAGTTCACGGTGATGATCGACGTTGCAGGCTATGCCACGGCCACGCCCGGTGACGACACCCGCGAGGTGGACTTCCGCCGCTACCATGCCGATCTGGCCGAGGTCGAAGCTGCGGCTGGCGCTAACTTCCTCGACAAGTGCTATGCGTGGGTCATGGCGCAGGCGGACATGAACGGGAGCGTTGCGGTCTAATGGCACTTACCATCAATCACCAGACGAATGACATCTCGGCTACGACTGCGCCGACTACGATTGACAATGCCAAAATCGGTTTGGTCCTTCTGGAAAATGTTGTCGCGTCTGCCAGCATTTACGCATACGACATTCCTGCTGGTTCTCCATACACATCATACTTTTTAGAGTTTCGGCGCGGGACTACTACACTCAACTATCCAGTTTGGTTCAGATATCGCTATAGCGGGTCCGTTGTTACTGGCACATACTACAACAAAATATGGTATTCCAATTCAACCGCAGCATCAACCGCGTTCTCAAACAATAGGTTTACTACAACCAATGGAATATTAGTGAACAACTATTCTAGTTATTACAACCAAGGGAACATTTTGATGAGCGACAATGCTGCTACTTGTAGAGTTAAGTTTTTTGGGTGGGATAATTCCGCAGCATATACTTACATGAGCCAAACCGCAGGGACCTTAAACGCATCTACTGCTGTTGATGGCTTCGAGGTAACAATGGGTAACTCTCTCGTGTTTGACGTATCTCTATACGCTTACGCAAAGTGGTAAGGAGGCAGCCATGAAGGTTGTAAATAATGGAGTCGTTAGGGACGCCACTGAGGAAGAGATTGCATCATACAATGCTGCTCATTCCGAAGAATCCAAACTAGAACTTGCAAGGCTTAATGCCTATGCAGAGCGAGCTGG